GAGAATGGGCAGTACCGGCAACGTCACGCGCGCCTCGCTGGGCCACCGGTCCAGCACGATCCGCCATGTCTGAGCCAGGATTGCACGGCCGGTTCGGCCTTCGATGCGTTCGCGCGCGGCTTTGATCAGGCCGCTGATCAGTGCGTCATCATCGCCGTCGTCTACCCGGAGCCAGCGTTTTGTTTCCGTAAGCGTCAGGGGTTCCACTGTGGGAGGATTGACAATATACCGGCGCATGGTTTGCCTCCGCCGCCTGAAGCGGTGATCGAAGAGTGAATAATTGTGATGCGTGCGATTTGAGAATGAAAACGACGCACCGGCGGAATGGGCTGGCTGGACTTCTCTGCCTGGCGACAACAGCCGCGCAGTCCCTCGGCGGCGACGCGGCTTCCGAGGCTGGCCGCTTCGAGAACCGCGTTGTCATGGTCCTGGGCAACCGCGGCAGCGTCTGCACCGGCACCGTTGTCGCCCCGACGATCGTCATCACAGCAGGGCATTGCGTATCGGGTTCGGGCCAGTACGCCATCGCCTACAAGGAGGTTGGCGGGAGCCCGACACTGCAGGAGGTCAGGCAGATCTCCCGTCATCCCGAGTTTAAGGCAGGCGCCCGCGTATCGATCGACATCGCCCTGGTCAGGCTGAAGATGCCTTTGCCCAAGCGCTTCGCTCCCGTCACGCTCGATGACAACGCCGAGGATGATGGCGTCGGTTCACGCCAGACGATCGCAGGCTTCGGCCTCGCCCGCGAGGGCGATGACGCCAGCGCGGGAACGCTCCGATCAGCATCGGTTACGGTTCTGCCGCGCTATTACCCGCGTTTCTTCCGGCTCGGCCTCACCGGCGGCGGCGTCGCCATCTGCAAGGGCGATTCAGGAGGACCCGTCTTCAGCGACGGCCTGTTCGGCCTGACCCTGACCGGCGTGATCTACGGCAAGGAAGGCGGCGACGGCCGACAGTGCGGGGCCACCGCCCAGGCGATCCGGATCGCGCCGCAGCGCGCCTGGATTGACCGGGTGATGGCCCAGTGGGGCAATTGACGGCCGCAGCCTTCAGGACACGCCGAACTTCAGCAGCTTGTAGGCATCGAAATCCTGCACGCCGCCGCCCACCCGCTTGGTGGTGTAGAAGAGCACGTATGGCTTGGCGGTGTACGGGTCGCGCAGCACGCGGATACCCATGCGGTCCACCACGAGATAGGCCCGCTTGAAGTCGCCGAACGCCACCGAGAAGCTGTTGGCCGAGACGTTTGGCATGTCTTCCGACTCGACGATCGGGAAGTTCATGAAGGTCGCCATCTGCCCCAGCGAGATCGGTGGCTGCCAGAGGTAGTTGCCCTGGCTGTCCTTGAACTTACGCACCGCCGCCTGCGTCGTGCGGCTCATGATGAACGTGCCGTTCTGGCGGTAGGGAGCCTTCACCGCATAGGCGAGATCGATGAGGATGTCGGAAGGGGTTGCCGCCGGGAAGCCGGCCGAGACGCCTGTGGCCAGATAGCCGACATTGCCCCAGGTCCAACTCGATTGCGCTATATTGGTGTAGGCGAGGATTCCCTTCGGCTTGTCGATGCCGTCGCCCGTGATGAAGGCTTGCCCTTCGCGCTCGGCGAAGACGGTTTCGATCTCGTCGGCGATCCATTCCTCAATATTGATCGCGCCGTCGTCGAGCAGCGTCTGCGTGGCAGACGGCATGGCGTAGAGCTCCATGGCCGGGAAGGTGAGATCGGCCAGGACCTGGCTGTTGGTCTGCGGACGCGCCGCCGTCTCGTTCGCCCAGCCGGAAGCAGGACCCGTGGTGGAGAAGGCCTTCTTCAGCTGGTTGCCGGAGATTTCCCTCACCGTGGCCAGGGCGCGCATAGGGGAGATCAGCGCCAGGCGGCGCAGCAATTCGCGCTCCTGCGGAACGGGCACAAGAAAGCCGCCGTCCGGGCCGGAGCCCGAGGACAGGGCCTTCTCTTCAAGGCGTTTCAGCCCCTGGGCATCACCGCTGCGGATATAGGCCTCGAACGCCGCCTTGTGCTCGCGGGCGGCGGGGTCCATCGCTTCGGCCGTGGTCTCGCCGAGGGAGGGGCGGCGGGCCTTCAGCGCCAGCTGGTCGATGCGGACTTTCGTCTGATCCAGCGTCCGGTCGATGCGGGCAAGCTTCTCCTCGGTCAGCACATCGGCAGTCAGCCGGTGTTCGATCTGCCCAAGCCGGTCGTCATTGGTTTCACGGAAAGCCTCGAAAGCCCGCGAGAATTCCTCGAAGGCCTGTGTCACGTCCGGCCCGGCGGCCTTGGTCTCGAATGTCCGTTCGGTCATCATCATATCCTTTTCGGGGTGTTGGTTGACGATACGATCGCCAGTCGGCCCGCCGAGCGGCGGATGGCCGCGGCCAGCGCGGGAGGGCCGGGCGTCGCCGCCATCCGCTTCACAGCGGAGACGCGCGCGCCAGGCAGCATCGGGAAGGTGACGATCGACACCTCCCAGAGATCGAGTTTCTCGAGGTTGCGTACGCCGGTGGCGTTGTCCTTGCGGGCGCGCTCGGTGCGGAAGCCGATCGACAGGCCGTCCACGGCGCCCGATCGCATCAACGCATGCACCTCGCGGGCCTTCGCCACGGCGAGATCGAGTTGTCCGCGCACCTTGAGCCCGCGCTCATCCTCGGTGATCTGTTCCCAGAGCCCAAGCGGATGGGCAGGATCGTGCTGCCAGAGCAGCTTGACGGCGGAAGGCGGCTTGCGCGCCAGGCAGTCGCGGAAAGCGCCCCGCACCACCCTGTCCCGGCCCAGATCAACCACGCCGAACAGCGAAGCATAGCCTTCGAAGGCCCCATCAGCCGAAACCTTGGCGAGCGGAGCGCCCGCGAATTTCACCTCATGCCGGGCCGGCAGCTTGATCGGCGAGCCAAGCACCGCCTTGCGGATCACGCGGCTATTGGCCGTCATCTTGGCCTCCGCTCTTGCGGGAAATTGCCTCTGCCGGCGGTTCCCGCCGGAGGAGCGCAAGCGCATGAAAAAAGCGGCGGAAAACCGCCGCCGCTTCTCTCGCTTCGGATTTCTTCTCCGGTGCGGGATGCGCCGGGACAGCTTCTTGTCCCCGCCCCGACAGGCGCAGGATGGTTCGGGACCAGGGCCTCATGTGTCACCTTCATGGTTGGCATTGATCTGCTTGTGCGCGTCGTGGCTGCGGCTGAAATGCGCGAGCTCGTGCAGGAATTCGCTCAGGAAGGCGTCCGTCCGCCGCGTCGCATCCGCCGCTTCGCGCACGCAGAAGCCGGCAAGAACGGAAGCGCTGCCCGCCCAGACGAAAAGCGCGAGATGGCCAATGTCGGCCTTGTCGAGGAAGCCTGTCAGAAGGTGGTCAAGGATGGTGAGCATCGGGCACTCCGATTGGGCGTCGATTGTCAGGCGGGATCCCGTCCTTTCGCCATCGGCGGATAGCCGAGCGCCGCCCGTTTCTCGTCGATGCTCAGGAAATCTGCGGCCGTGACCGCCTTCCACAACGGTTCGCGCGTGTCATTCATGGCGTCGACGCCATCAAAATCCGGCGTGAGCCTGATCTCCGATCCCAGATGCTGCGAGAGCCAGAGCGACAGGTTCTGGGCGGTTCGCTTCACCAGAGGCGCAATGAATTGCCGCCAGAAGACGCGGTTGGCCTCGGCGTAATTCGCATGCGTGTTGTCGCCGGCGAGGCCCAGCACCAGCGGCGGCACGCCGAGCGCCAGCGCGATCTCGCGCGCCGCCATGTTCTTGAGCTGGATGAAATCCATCTCGGTCGGCGAGAGTGAGAGCGGCTTCCAGTCGAGTCCGCCTTCCAGCAGCAGCGGCCGCCCGGCATTGGACGCCCCCTGGAAGCCCTCCTCCAGTTCAAGCTTCAGGCGGTCGAATTGCTCTTCCGTCATGTTCGCCCCGTCGGCGGCGTAGACAAGAGCGCCCGATGGCCTGGCCGCATTGTCGAGAAACGCCTTGTTCCAGCGGCTCGCCTCGTTGTGGATGTCGATCGCCGTGGCCGCCGCCTCGAGGGCAGAGAGCCCGTAATGGTCGTCGACAGGATGGGTGAGGGCGAGATGCAGGATCGGCGACGGCCCTTCGGCCGCCCGGAACCGCACCGATTGCCCGGCCACCACATATTCATAGGCCTCGGGCCAGCCATCCGGTCCCGGCACCACGCGCATCCGGTCGGAGCGCAGCACATGCAGCTCGCGCGGGCCCCCGTCGAGCGCGACGCATTCGAGATAGGCATTGCCCGCGATATGGAGCTGCAGGAACAAGGCCTCCAGCAGCGCGGTGCCCGCCTGGCGCGGATTGGGCGCGGCAAGGAGCGCCGCCGCCGCTGCAACATCCCCGGCGTCCTGGCCGCTGACCTCAAGGGTCACCGACGCCGCCGCTTCCGCGATCATGCGGATCGACCGGTGCGCCACGGGGTTCATCATGAACCCCTCGTGGGCGAAGCCAGCGTAGTCGCGCGGCGTCCAGACGGGCCGGCCATGCGCCGAAAGCGCGATCAGCGGTCCGGTGCGCGAGGCCTTCGTGTGATCGGGACGCGGTGCGGCGCTCCCCTGAGCGAAAGCGCTCCGCAGGCGTGAAAGGATGGTTGGCATGGTGATCTCTGTTCCTGGTCAGTCAGCCCGCATCCGTGACGAGCAGGCCATGGAAAAACGCCTAGAACCCCCGCACCCGGGGCCTGCCCCGCTCCGCTTCGCTGAGCGCTGTCAGCGCCCAGACGAGCGCATCAAGCCGGTCCGGCGAGCGGCCATCGGGCAATCCGTCCGCGCCGAAGAGGCACATCTCGTCCTCCAGCGCCGCGAAGCGTCCGGCGTGGCGCACCCGCCCCTGCGCATAGAGCGCGGCGATAGGCTCGGCCCTGAGGTGCTTGCCGCGCGAGGCGCGCACCTTGGTGATCGGCAGCGTGGCGTCGATGGCGCGCAACACGCTTTCGACCATATCCCCGCCCTGGTTGATCTCGACCACGATCCGGTCGGCCTCCAGCGCACGGAACTGCTCAACTGTGGCTGCTGCCCATTGCTCCGGCCGGGCCGCCTCCAGGCTCGCATCGGCGAGCACGATGTAGCGTCCCTCATCGCTCAGGCCTGCAGCGACAATGCCGCAGCAGGAGGCGGAGCCGGAACCCGCCGGCGGGTCGACCGCCACGACGATCCTGCGCAACGCCTCCTTGCCGGGCGGCGCGATCACCAGCCGCTCGATCTGATCGCGGCTCCAGAAGGCGTCGCTGCGCTCCTCGACGAAGAGGCCGTCCAGTTCCTGCCGCCCCAGCCGTGTGCCCGCATAGCGGCTCACCACCTCGTCCAGAAAGGCTGGCGCGAGGTTATAGGCATTGGCCACGGTCGGCGCATGGCTGAGCGCCGTCCTCGGATCGGCAGCCAGCCGCTTGAGGAGCGGGATGGGCCTTGGTGTCGTCGTCACCACCTCGCGGGGGCGATGGCCCAGCCGCAAGGCGAATTGCAGATTGTCCCAGGCCGCGTCAGCGTTCGGCCATTTCGCCAGCTCGTCGCACCAGGCGGCATCGAATTGCGGACCGCGCAGGCTTTCCGGCTCTTCCGCCGAGAACACCTGCGCCACCGCGCCGTTCGGCCAGGTGAGCCGTCGCCGCCCGATCTCGAAGCTCGGCCGCTCGTCCTTTCCATGGATGGACAGGAGGCCGGAAATGCCGTCGATCATCACTTCCCGCACATCGGCGAAAGTTTCGCCCACGAGGGCGATGCGGCCGACGGGCGCCGCGCCGGTCCGGCTGTCGCCGAGCGCCATGCGCCGCATCCATTCGGCTCCCGTCCGCGTCTTGCCGGCCCCCCGGCCCCCCAGCACCAGCCAGATCGTCCAGTCGGCGCCGCCCTGCGCCCTGGCGGGCGGCAATTGATCCGCACGCGCCCAGGTTTGCCAGTCCCTGTTGAGTGCATCGATGTCCCTCCGCGTCAGGTCAGCGATGAACGCCGTCAGGTCCTGCGGTGCCCCATCAAACCTCT